TCGGCCACGAGGATTACAAAACCACCAAAAAGCACTACCAATCCGCCGAGCTCGACGCCTTGAAGGCCATCATCCAGTCGATCTGAAAATCTTTGTGTTTCTTTCAAGAACGCGCCGCTGCTCACGCCTGTTGCTAACATAAATCCACACCCGGAACCATGGATTTATTGCTATCATACTGCTAACAAACACCCTCATAACCCCTGTAAATACGGCATTCGTCGTTGAATGGGGTTCAAGAGGCCGAGAGTTCAAATCTCTCCACCCAGACCACAAAAAGTCCCGAAAACACAGCGTTTTCGGGACTTTTCTCTATCTCAACTCACTTCACAATTCCAACCCGTTCAATCCCCAAAGTGGCCGTAAATTTGGAGAAATTGAGATAGGTTGCTAACACTACTGCTAACACCTGCTGCTATCAGTTATCTGTCCTTCCTCCCAAACGTCAACTCATACGTCTTTATCGCCAACAGCGTGGGAATCACCGCGTTCGCCACAGCCAGCAGCGCTGTGTTCCAGCTCAGCCCGTCCCCGCTGAACACCGCGCTTGCCAGCATCAGCACCAGGCACACAATATACACCAGCAGCCTTGTCGGAATCTTCCATACCTTGTCCAGCGGCGCCTTGATGAGCTGCACAAACAGCAGCGCGAACGCCGTGCATCCCGCAATCGTCCCAAGCGCCTGCCATGTGAACGGCTCCGTTGGGATTGTGCCACCGCCGCTCTCCGCCACCTGCTCAATCGCGCCTACACCCTGGGCCACGTCCGCGGCGACCTCGATGGCCTCCGCCGCGCACGCTGTCACGGCAAACACCGCCAGCATGACCAAAATGGCCATCATCGCAAAAGCAAACCTCTTCATCCTTCATACCTCCTTACTTCATTCCAAAGTGCCCCAGCAGAAACATCACGATCCCGGAGATCACCGCCGCAATGACAGCGTCCCATCGCTTCGCCGGCTTGCTCTTGATCTCGTCAACGTCGTTCTTCACGCTGTCCACCTTCTTCTCAGTGGTTTGCAGAGCCATGCCCTGCTTTTCCAGCGCCGTGGCAAGCCGATGCACCGTCTCCGTCAGTTCCTTGATGTCCGCCTGCTGCTGGAACAGCGTTTTGATCTGTTCCTCCATCCGCGCCTGGTTCTCAAGAATCTTATGAAGCTGCTCCTCGTTCATCGGTATCACTCCCTGTTCCGTTTTTATAGGCGCCATCGTCTTCCGTCACGACGGTATAACTATATTGGCTCTTGATGACATCCTCCGGCTTGACGCCAAAATATTCGGCCAGTATTCCCTTCAGATCGCCGGAATCCAAGACAATAGCCCGCTTCATCCATATACCTCGCTTCGATACTGATTATGAAGGTCCAATTAATCGCTTTGTTCCGTCCAGCCATATGTGCCCGGCTCCCACACATTTCCATCCACATTGCTCACCCAATGCTTGCCATTGTGCGAGCACTTGTCCCCGGCCGCGTATGCGTCATGCGCGCCTATGGGCTGCGACCATTCAGGCCACTCTTCGGCAGGGTCTCCCGCTTTCGCCCACAGGGCAGGAGTTACCGGAGGCGTCCAGTCAGCCTGGGACGTGTGCGCCTGCACGCACTTGTATAACACGTTCTCATAGGTTCGCAGGTTTCCGAGACCATATCTGACGTTCGGCTCCCACTCCGCGAAGACGTCTGTATGCTCTGTCGCGGTCACTTCGTCGATTGCGCCGCTTTCCGCAAGCACGACAAACGCGATTGCAGTTGTATTGGCTGCACTCTCTGCCTGTGCGATGGAATTGTCTTGAAGTGCCTGTTCCTGCGGTGTCGTACCACGTCTGATAATCGTAGCCATGTTTCATTCCTCCCATAGTCCGTTATAGTACTTAGTCAGTCGGTCGATCAGGTGTTTCGAGTTGCCATGGTCTAAATGCTTCATCCATGTGTGAAATGAAATATCCACGCTATCCTTTGACACAAGCCCCCGCTTGGCTTTGGACACCAATCGTCTGTATTTCTTCCTTCCGGTCTTGATCTTTGATGCGTCTGCAATCATGTACACCTTTCCGGTATTCGTCAAGTAATATGTGAATCCAAGGAACGAAATTCCCTCATCCAGCTTATGTATCCTGGTCTTGGACTGGTTGACATCGAAGCCGAGTTTATTGATCTCTTTTTCGATAGATGCATTGTACCGTTCAAGTTCGTCCTTGCATGGGTGAATCAATATCAGATCATCCATGTATCGAATGTAATACTTGACGTGAAGCCGCTCCTTAATGTAATGGTCAAGGTCATTCAATATCGAAATCCCGGCAATCTGGACAAGTTGGCTTCCTGGATTGTAACCAATATCACCCGAATACTGTTCGTGCAGGATTTTTTCAACCCTCTCATACGCCCATTCTGGCAAATGCTTTCGAAAATTTGCTTCCGCAACATCATGTCGCATATTGGGGTAGTATCTCTTGATGTCAAGTTGTGCGACATAGCCCGACAAACCATGTTTCCGATAGTATTTTCGAAGAAACTCCTTCAGGCGTTCTCTCGCGGGGTCGGTTCCTTTTCCCGTCTGGCAAGCCCAATTATCGTATATAAAACCTTTTGTCATAATCGGATATACAACGTTGTCGTTCAAACTTCGCTGATATACACGATCACGATAGGCAATCGAAGCAATTTCACGAGGCTTTGGGCTTGTAATCGAAAAGTGCTTCGGCGGGCTTGCCTTATATTCTCCATCGTGAAGCTGTTGGGATAGCCGAGAGGTACGCTCTATACCACGATGATAGTAAGCCGCAACAGAATCCTTCCAAAGTACACCTTTCTTTGTTTTGAGCATCGAATCGTATAGGGCTTCAAATCCAATCACATTTTCTTCGTTGATATTCATAATCAATCTCATGCGTTTACAGCCCATGCAGGCTAACAAGTCTTGGGCATCGCAATCGTATTGTTTTGCCTATCTTTCAAGGCCGGGGATTCGGCTCCTTGCGTCATGGTCGCTCCTGTCTCACCTATGGCAAGATGTTTTTTCACGACATTTCGCAATCCGGGGCGGGCCTATTCGCGTTCGTCGCGTTGTTGTTGTTGGCGTTGCCCGTGGTGTTCACATTCCACGTGTTGTTCGCGTTGCCGCGATTCGCCGACCGCAGGCGCACGTTCTGAGTACAGCCTACGCCCCTGATGTGATCCGCTTAAACGCCTTGAGGCTTTAAGCGGGTGACATCCTTATCTCGCCATCCCCTGATCAGGTTCCTCAGGCTAACGGTCATGCCGATCCAATAGACGGCTCGCTTTGTCTTAAGGTGGAACAATGGCTGCGCCGTTTCAATCAGCATTGTCATGCGATTGCATTTTTCCGCAGCCCTGTCCTGTAGATCAATGCGCCTCTTGTATCGTTCCATGCTTCCGTTCACCTTGATCTCGTTGGCTTCCCAGCAAAGGGCCTGTATCTCAATTGCGCAGTCCTGTAGCTTTTCGATATACTTCTGCTGTTTTTGCGGAAACCACTTTTCGTTTTCCGTGATCTGCAGGGTATATACCGTCAAAGCCCGCGCCTTGGTGTTGACCTCCAACTCTCCATGGCCCCGCTGAGGAACAGGTACAGACATAATACATCACATCCTTTCATAGCCCCGCCCCTTGCGGGGCGGAGATGGCAGATTAGCAGATGACGCAAGCCGGGGCGGGCCTATGCGCGTTCGTCGCGGTGCTGCCGCTGGCGGCGCCCGTGGTGCTCACATACCACGTGTTGTACGCGAAGCCGCGACTCGCCGACCGCAGGCGCACGGTCTGAGGACTTGTCTTTGCGTTGTACGCGTACCTGATGTGGAAAGCATTGGCATAGGCGCTGCCGGTATTCTGAGGAGATTCAAGCCCAAGGCGCTGTTTCCAGTATTCCCAATACTCGCCCTCGACGCCCGCCAGTTGCGGAACGATGTATTCCTGTTCAAGCGACGCTGGGAAGAACGTGTCGTAGGTGTCCTCGCTGGTTCCGATGGCTGTGTCCGTCACCGTGTTCAGCGCCGTAGTCACCTTGACAGGCTTGATGATATTCAAAAACGCCTCGTCAAAGCCAGCCATGAATCCGCGCACCGTCGCCAACTGCTGCGGCGGGCGGTCGAACACGTTCTGCGCCGTCCACCACGCGCCTGCCGCCGCGACGGAATTGAGCCACTGTCGCATTGCGGACTGACTCCAACGGTTGTAGCCATACGCCGCCCTTTGAAGGTTGTTGGGGTTGCTGCTGCCATAGACGATATTGGAGGCAACCGTGCCAAGATTCGTTCCCGTCGCGCCAGCGGTCAATTCCAGATTTGTTTCCAGCGGCGTCACGCTGCTGGCGCTGGCAAACGTATGGGCCCGCCAGTTAGACGTCGCCACATCCGGAGCGCCCCAGGTATAGAAATCATTGTTTTTGCCGATGACAACCTGCCCACCGGCAGGGATTTCCACCGACGTCGTGAAGGAAAAGGTATCCCCTGCGCGACAGTTGGTGCCCCAGTTGGTGCCGATGATGAAATAATACGTTCCAGCGGGCATCGCCGCGTCCGCCACATAGATGGCCTCGGAGGCGTCAAACTGTATGCCCTGCATGGCGTAATGGCTTTGCAGGAACATGCCCGGTACCGTCTCGCCGTCCTCCAGCTCCACGTTTCCGAAGTGCACGACATCCCACGGCAGCACATACGACTGAGCGCCGTCGTTGTAGTTCAGCATGAGCTGGTCGCCGATGCTGAATACGCTCGGGGCTTCGCCCGCCTGTACGATTCTGTGTATCTCCACCAGTTCTGCCGCAGGCGTCGCCTCGCTCACCGGAACAATCTGCGACAGCAGCAGGTTCTGCCGCGCAATACCGGCCACGATCTGGTTTCCCGCATTGATCAGCGCCTGCGCCTTATTGCCTTCCCAAATGCTAACTCCCATTTATATCGCCTCCATTATGTCGCCGAATAAGTTACGGTGGTTTCAAGGGTTGTCGTGTTGGTCGTTATCGTCAGGCTTTCTCCGCTATCCAGCGTTCGCACCTCGGTGATGCTGCCGGTCGCAAAAGTGAATACGTCCGATCGGACCTCTGTCTGGCCGTTCATATGGCTGATCGAGGCTACGTCCCCGGTTTCTTCGTCGAACGTGATCGTCTGGACCGTGTTGGGGATTTCCTCGCACAGTAACAGTGCATAAGCAGCGCTCCCCGCCCCGATATTCTCCCTTGCCTGCTCCTGTTGGCCGTCAGTCAATCCCTGTTCTACGCTGAAATCCACGGCGTTCACATCGTCCACAGGATAAGTCACGCCATCAATAACAACGCTGGTCACACCCGCCATTCAAATCACCTCCGCGTTTGGTTTGTCGTTTTGTTCGTCGTTGCGCCCGCCGACCTTCTCGAACACCAATGCCGTGCCATCTACATAAACCCTGTAGGCATACTGTGCGGCCTGCTCCGCCGATGCCTGGGCGGCCTGCATGGCCGCCTCCGCCGCCGCCATCGCAGCTTGCGCCGCTTGATTTGCCGCCTGGGCCGCAGATTTCGCCGCCTCCGCCGCAGATCGAGCGTTGGCCGCCGCTTGCGCGGACGATTGGGCGCTTGTGGCTGCGTTCGTCGCCGCGTCAGCCGCCGAGTTTGCTGCGTCTGCGGCCGATACCGCCGTATCAGACGCCTCCTGCGCGGTGGAGGCGTCGGTACTGGCCTGCTGGGCGCTATCTGACGCGGCTTTCGCCGCATTTATTGCTTGCTCCAAAGCCTCCAATGCTTCTGCCGCCGCTGCCTCAGTAGTGTCTTTCATTTCCTGAAACTGAGCCTGCCAACTGATCCACGGCTCCGGAGCATCGCCGCCGCTCCCCAACGCAGGCAATACCCTTGTCAGGTAGATTATGGACTTGGCGATTGTGCCGCCGTCTATAACCTCCAGCTCGCATTTCCCAAGCCCCTGGGCTGACACGTCTGATTGGATGACCGTCCAATTCAAATTTTGCGCTGAAACCTCTACGCTTGATACCGGATAAGCTGTGCTGTCTCCTGGTCTCAGGTTTAACAGCGCAAAGGTCGCGTTCGGATATTCTGCCAGATAATCCCCGATTGGAAACTGTATCTGCCGGTATTCGTTTTCCCCGATTCGGCCAATCACAGTCGTCCCATTCGGATTAGCTACCACGGTTATCACCGCGAATCACCGCCTTTACCGCATTGTTCACCGCCGCGTTGCTTCATTCCACCAGCCGCGAATACTTCCCGCTGACCCACGCATTCTGGCCCTTGTACTCAATCAGGTTCCATCCGTCGTCGCTGGTCTGCCCCTGATACGGGTACTTGTCGCCCCGGTGGGCCACGCCCAGCTTCTTGCTGTTGGTCTTGTTGGGCGCGGTGCGGATGTAGCAGTCGCCGCCGTAGATTTCCACCCAACGAGGCTCCTCCACGGGTTCGTCGTGGTCGTCCAGCACTTCCTCCATCTTTGCGCGGGTCACGGCATCGTACACGCCGGTCTCGGGAAGCTTGTAAGCCCGCTGGAACGCTTCGACGGCCATCTCGGTACAGTCGCCGAACTCTCCGTCAGCGCCCCAGCGGCCACAGTCGAAGCCCAGAGAGATGAGGTTTTCCTGGAGCTGCTTCACGTCAGCGCCTTCGTCGCCGTTTTTCAGATCTCGATCACCGATGGGTCCCGGCTCCGGCTTGGGCGTGGGCTGGTCGTCGTAGGTGATCATGGTGTCCGGCAGCATCCCCCACTTCGTCCACGGGCCATCCGTGACCTTGCGCTTGACGCAATCGTAGTCAAATCCACGCATCTCGATGGTATAGCCACCACCGATATAAACGCCGATGTGACCGGATTTCCACACCACAAGGCCGGGGATGTCGGGAATGTCCTTGATGGGGCCGGTCTTTTTGCAGATGGCGATCATGCCGTTGGCGCTCTTGTCCGGGCAATGATTCGTCCCGTAGTCGAAAA